TCTCGCCCCGCGCAGGTTGGACGTATCGCCCGACATCGTGGCGCTCGAAGAGCCTTTGATGTTCGTGGCGGTCACGGGGACGCACAACAACTCAGCGGTTATCAGCGGGAATGGATTCCAGAACACGGCCGAATACATCCGCCAACATTCGACGGTGACGTCGAATGTTGGCGGTAAGCGGAGTGCTCGGAAGGAATACGCCGAGTATCGCCGAGCGCAAACCGTGGTGAAGTCTGATCCCCGCCCCACGCGCCAGGAATATCGCCACGCCGCGGGGGCCGTGACCTCAAGCGATGGCGCTGGCTCGGTCAAGATGGTCCGCTACTCGATTGCCGAGGCCGCGCGACTCCAGGGAATGCCTGAGGACTTTCTTGATGACGCGCCGTTCACGAAGGAAGGCAAGCTGAAGGCGATTGCCAACGGCGTACCGATTCCAATGGGCCGCGCGATTGCCCGTGCCGTGCGAAGGGCGATGGAGTCATGAGACGCGCAGCAAAAGTTGATACCACCCAAGCGGCCATCGTCGCCGCGTTGCGGGGCGTCGGCGCTCGGGTCTGGGTCGTCAATGGCGCGGTCGATTTGGTGGTGAGGTTTCGTGGCCACTATACCTTGATCGACTGCAAGAGTAAGGGGACGCGGATGACACCGACTCAGAAAGCGATGGTGGCGGATGGGTGGACGATTCATTTCACCCATTCGGTCAACGAGGCCTTGTATGCCATCGGCGCGATCGAATACCGACTCGTCGCCAATGGAGGCCCGTGATGCGCTACCTTCTCGCCCTGGCGCTCGGCTTCGGGATTCTCCTTCGCGTCGTCCCCACCGCCGATGGCGAGTTTCGCCTCTACCGCGACGGCAACCTGTGCGTCCTCACCTGGGAAGGGACGCTGGTGCAGGTCGTGGATCGGGTGACGTGCGAGGGGAGGGTGCCGACGGAATGAGCGATGCGCCGAAGCGCTACTTTTGGGCCGATACATCTGGTCCTATGGGGTTCGAGGACGCAGTTGAAGAAGCCGCTAACGCTGAAATATCAGAAATAGAACACGACCATCAGCGAGAATTGGACCAACTCCGCGCCGACCTCGCCGCGCTCCGAGGACGCGTCGACCGCCTCCAGAGTGAGCGGGATCAGGCGCGGGAGTTGCTCAAAGAGATTGCTTCGGAGACAGACCTTCTCGGGGGATTCTCTCGAACAGTTGTCATTAACCGTGGTGCTTATGAAGACTGGCAAGCTCGTATCGCCGCCCTGATCGCCGACGCGCCGCCATGAGGTTCTGGAAGACGCTCTTACTCGTCGGAAACGCCATCTTCTTAGGCGCTGATATTGAGCGCGGCTCGTGGTGGTGGGCGTTGCTCAGTGGGGGCGCGGTCGTCTTAATTCTTCTTGGCTGGCTAGATGATTGAGTGAAGGAGGCGCCGCCGTGAGGCGCGAGGGGGCGGGCTGTTGCGTGTAACGGATACAACGTGCTAGGTTAAGTCCACTACACTGCACATTACGAATAGCTCCGTAGCGGACTGATAGCGTATGGCCTCAGCTCGTCCCTATCACGACTTTCAACATCCTAAAAAGGCGGCCTTCCTCGCTGCCTATCGTGAGGGCAATAGCATCAAGGCCGCGACTGCGATCGCCGGCGTCGATCGCACTGCCGTGTACAAGTGGCTCGAGGCTGACGCACACTTTGCCGTTGCGTTTGGTCTGGCGAAGCAAGATGCCGTCGAAGCCTTCGAGCAGGAAGCACGCCGGCGGGCCATCGATGGCGTCAAGAAGGTCCGGGGCGTCTATCACGAGGGCGTCATCGTCGGCTACCAGGAAGAGACGGAATACTCCGATACCCTGTTGATCTTCATGCTCAAGGGAATGGCCCCCGAGAAATACCGCGAGCGCCAGGACATCAGTCTTGCCGGTGCCAAAGGGCTCAAGATCGTGATTGAGGATACCGCCAGTGCCGATGTTGCAGGCTGAGGCTCCAACTGAATTAGTCTGGCGCGCGCAAGCCAAGCAGGTGCAATTTCTCCGGGCACAAGAATATGCGGTGCTCTATGGTGGCGCGGCCGGTGGTGGCAAGTCGGATGCGCTTCTGATCTTCCTGATCAAGCTGTGCAGTGAGCTCGAGCGAGCGAAGACCCTGTTCTTGATGAAGACGTACAAGGACTTGAGTGAGCCAGGCGCCGCGGTGGACCGGGCGCAAGAACTGTTGACCGGACTAGCGGCCTGGAATAACTCGGATATGCTCTGGACGTTCCCGAACAAGAGCAAACTGCAGTTCGGGCACCTGCAACACGAGAACGACATCTACAACTACGAACAGGCCCAGCTCGACGCCCTGGGGATCGATTCACTCACGAGTTTGAGCAAGCGCAGTTTCTTGTATATGAACTCGCGTGTGCGCGCGACGGTCCAGGGGAGCAAGCCGAAGGTCCGGGCCGGCACCAACCCCGGCAACATTGGCCACCAGTGGGTCCGGGATATGTTCATCGACGCGGCGCCGTGGAATACACGCTTTATGCTGCGTGATCCTGACTCGGGAGAGGAGATCGGCGATGCTCGTTTCATACCTGCGAAGCTTGATGACAACCCCGCTATGGTTGAGCGCGATCCTGATTATGGTCGTCGACTTAACCTACTCCCTGACGATTTACGGCGCGCATATCGTGACGGTGATTGGGATATTTTTGCTGGTCAGTTTTTCCCGGAGTGGAGGCGATCGCTTCACGTCTGTGAACCCTTCGCCATTGACGCCTCCTGGCCCCGCTGGCGCTCCGTCGACTGGGGCTACGGCGCCCCCTATTGCTGCCTCTGGTTGACCCGAGATCCGAAGACCCGGCGGAAGTACGTCTATCGCGAGGTCTATGAGCCGGGCGTGATCGACTCGGAACAAGCGAAGAGGATTGTGGCTCTCACGGGCAAAGACTACATCCGCTACACCGTGGCCGATCCGTCGATGTGGAATCGCCAGCCGAATGGCACGAGCATTGCCCAGGTCTACCTCAACAATGGTGTCGCGATGGCGCCGGCGAACAACGATCGACAGGCGGGATGGCAGCGGGTTCACGAGGAACTGCGTGGCCATGAGGATCAGCCGTCGCTCCAGGTCTTCAGCACGTGTACCAATCTGATCCGCACGTTACCGGCGATGATCCACGACAAGGTTGACGTCGAAGACCTCGACAGCTCGCAGGAGGATCATGCCGTCGACACATTACGCATGGCGCTGATGGGTGCTCGAAACGTGGATGCAGCAAGCTATGGCTTCCGTGACTTCCGGGTGAGCGCGTAGATGTGGCAGGGAGAGAAGGCACCGGGGGAAGAAGTCCTCTTTGGATTGTCCGGCAAGCCGCTCGAGGAAGCTCGTGCCCTGGCCAGCATGACTGGTTTTGGTGACGATATGGCTCGAGCGATGGTCGATGCCGTGCAACTCGCCTTGCACTACTACACCCGGCGCGCGGCTGGTCATCAATTCTGGGAATCGACGCCCGATGGCAAGATGATGCTTTTGGTCCCAGCTCGAGAAACGAACCAAGAGACGGTGGCGTAGATGGCACCACGCAAGAAGTCCGCCCCGATCCGCCACGACGACGGCAGATTGCCCGAGCCCGATGCCGCCTACGTCTCGGGCCTGTACAACCTCAAGATGGCCGACGGCGACGAGGCACGGCTGCGCGCTATCTCCAAGGTCATGCGCCAGTACACCCGGATGCAGCACAAGCTCGCCATTCCGGACGCCTACCGCGCCATCACCAAGGAAGTCCGCACGCCCTACCTGCGGGACACGTGGCACCGGACCAGCACCGCGCTCAACCAACGCCCCTACACAATCCGAATAGAACCCCGCGACAAAACGCAGGATGCCCAGAGAGCCGCCGAGCTCGGCACGCGCTGGGATGCCGCGATCCGGGACGCCCTGGACAAGGAAATTGGCGAGAACACGGCGATTGAGTCGACTAAGGCGCTCGTCCGGGATGGTGAGTCGGTGCTCAAGGTCGTGCATCGGCCGGACGCCTGGGCCACGTTCCCCGAGCGCGAAGACTCCGAGGACGCCGACAGCTACACCAAGCGCGCGGATAAGTACAAGAAGGGCGCGCCGCCGCCGGTCGCCTGGCGCGTGGTCGATCGTCTGTCAATGCTCTTTGGCGATGGCGAATTTGGCGACGACTGGGCGATCGAGTACGCCGAATATCCACGCAAGTACCTCGGCCGTATCCACGGCATGACCGTAGTCGACGAGGGCTCCAAGGCCAACGAGCGACTGATCAACCCGGAGCGGATGCTGGGTGGCCGTCCCAAGCCCCAGGGCTACCTCCAGACGGCGATGGGCCGCGCGGTCAAGATCGAATATTTTGACCGGGACTGGTGGCACGTGGTGATCGACGGATCAGATGCGCCGGGCTTTCCCAAGCCCAACCCCTACGCGCCACGCCTGCCCTACTTCCGGGCGAAGGGGCCCGACTCCGAATCGCTGCTGTACTCGCTGATCTTCCTGGTGCCCGCGCTCGACGAACTCCTGACGATGAAGCTCAACTGGTCGTACCTGGGCAGCTACCCCAATCCTTTGGTCCGTGCCGTGCCGAACACCTTGACCGGGATGGCGGCGACCGGGGACGCGGGCGAGCCCCCGTCGATCAGCTGGAAGCCGGGCAAGGCGCTGGTGTTGCCGCCGGGCTGGGATATGGGCTTTCTGGCACCACCGCCGATTGGCAAGGACTTGAACGACCTCGTGAACATCCTGCGGGAGATGATCGATGTTGCGGGAATACCGAGCGTGTTTCGAGGAGCCGGAGGAGATAATCAGGCGGGCTATGCAATCAATCAGCTTATGGCCGCAGCCTCTCTATCTTTTAAGCTTGCCGGTGAGTCGTTATCGCGCCAATTCGAGCGCGCCTTCGAGCACTTTCACTGGCTCGTGGGCAATGTGGTCGACGACACCGTTCACGTTCTTGCCGGACCGGGCCAGGACCAGGAAGGCAAGCAGTGGCTCGGGCTCCATCCCGACACCGGAGTAACGGCCACTGAGGCTGGCATCGGCGACCTCGGGCCGGTCACGGTCGAGTTCCGCCCG